TTCTTTGTTTAATGCAGATCGTTTCTTGATCTGTAGTTTAGATGAGTCGTACCGTTTTTGATACGACTTATAGTTACCGTTAGCGTATTTAGCACCGCTGTGTTTAGACGTGCGAGCCATGTAACCTCCGTTGTACAAGCTCAGGGTCTACTTGAGGCATTACCGCCGCTAGTTTAGACAGTGGGTTACCTTCCATAGCAACACCACTGATGTCGTTAGTTTTAAGCCAATCGCAAGCTGCTTTAAGATCAGCAGTAGAAGCCTCACCCGATTTAATACGGGCAAGAAACTCCTTAGTAACTAAATTATGCAGCTCGTTAAACTGGTCTTCAGTCGCCTTTTTCTTTGTCATTTACTGCTACAATGGGTACTACGTCATGACATAGAACTTCTACACGAGAACCAGGTCTAAACATAAACCCAGTTTTCATAATTTCAGTACATTTAAGTGCCCTTACAAGTTCGTAGTCAAGACGCATTTTTGCTTCGTGTTTTTTAGCTATACTTTTACATAGTTCAGTCATCCCACCATCCAGAGGTATACTAAAGTTAAGTTGTGCACCCCAATTGTTGCTTTTAACATAACCAGTATTCTCATAAGGGATAGTGTCATTACCCATGTAAAACGGGCTAAATTGCATCGTAGCGCCGTTACAACTGCTATTGGATGCAAAGTATTGCCGCGATGGTGCTCCATTGTTTTGGAATTGTACGGCTTGATTTGTTACATTACCCGTAGCCGCAGCTACTGGATTAGATGTATTTTTTACTGTAGGTTCTTCATTAGCAAATGCAGGATTTACTATTGAGAGAAGACCGACAAGGAAGTAGTAGTAGAAACTTGTTGAATTGTTTCGGTTAACAGGCTGTCTTCGATCACACCGGCTGATCGGTTGACAATTTCCAGTTGAAACTGTTCCCCGGCATCTTTGATTGTGTAAGTTGTAGCTGAGTCCGTGATGTCTCCGCTGGCTGTTACGTTTGTTCCCGCCCATGATGAATAGGTACCACCATATACATTTGACTCAATCGTACGATCGATGTCCACAGTGGTAGTCGTGGTGGATTGCATACTACCCTGTGTAAAATTAGGAGTAATTTGATTTGCTGCAGCTGGAGAAGCCAAAAAGAGAAGTAGTAAAAGTTTTTTCATGATTCTTTTTTCTTAGGATCGTTGTCAGTCTTAGTGTTTCTATTATTAGAAGTGTTCAAACCAAAAGTAGCTAAGGCACCAGTAAAAACAGAGGCAACAAATGTTATGTCACCACCGCTTTGACCTTTTTTAATCATAGGTATGTCGACATAATTTAGAGTGATAATAAAACCACTCCAAACAACAACACCTAGTCGGACAAAAGTTCCGAGGATCTCAATATCCTTCTCAGCGTGGTCCTTTACTTTTTTAAGGAAGGGTTCTTTTTCTTTGTTAGTTTGCTCCATGTTTGTTTGAATACTGGTTTAAGTACCATTACAATGTATTTGAACAAAGACGTTGCAGTTAGGGTGGCTCCGACAGAAATAAATGCTGTCGTAGCTGCAGTGGTCATGATAGTAGCTGTAGGCATAGGAAACTCAATATCCGTAAACGGAATTTCTACTATCTGTGCTTCCTGTGGAATGTTAGCGTTAAGTTTATTAGAAGGTTTAGATCCTTTTTTAGGAGCTTCTTCCCCAACGTCCACTCCTTCTATACCAGGTGGTGGTCTAAGGGTGTTAGGAGGTACTACAATGGGTGTGTAACTAGGTATCTGTGCCCTTGGTACCTCTAGCACTCTAGGAGGCATCTGAGGTGTTTCTGGTAGGACTAAGGTAGGAAGTTTAGGTGGGTTAGCCCATTCCATTATTTAACGGGAAAAAGACCATTTTTAATAAACTTAACCGCAGCATCATCTACGTCATTGTCTGTAGACTCTGCAAGCTTTGTTAAAAGATCAACAATTAATTTTTTAACTTGATTAGATTGTAAAAAAGCAAAAAGAATTGGACGGATAAGAGTAATCATGATTGTTAAGAAGGTTCAGTAGGCCAAGTCACAGAGTCAGGGAACCCTGTTTGAGTAGGGATATCCCGTAGTGCTTGACGGTAAGTTCCCCACACAGTGGCAGGAGCAGAGCTATCAGCCAGTTGGGTCCAATCGGTGTCAGCAAGTTTTTTGTTACGTGTTGATCTAACATCAGCAGCTTTAGCATCAGCAATCTGTTTCAGTTCAGTTGAATCAAGATTAACAACGTTCCATGCTTGTTTCCATGTACCATCTACAAGAGCAGGGGTACCTTCTTCAAGTCGTTGGGTTTCTACGTTAACTGACGGTTGATCAGCATCGATAACTGTTACAACACCAAAACTAGAAAGATCTACACCATCCAGAGGTTTAGGAAAACTAGTTTCAGGAAACTTACGTCGAATTTCTACTGACCCTACAGGGTATTTTGTAATTGAATTGTTTTTTGTAAAAGCAAAAGCCATTAGTTTAAAGGTCAGAAAGGTTATTATAATTCAATATTTTCTTCACCATTACGGGTAAAATTATAGCTAGTTGTATCAGAATCAGCCGCAGTTAAGGACGAATTAGAAACACTTGCAGTATGTGCGTAGTCCGTGTTAGCACTTGGTGTTGATGCTGAAATTGAAGAAGTTTCATAGACAACATTACCAAAATCAGTGGTGCTGTACGTTCCAGTCAATGAACCATCGTCAGGTATTTTACCAACAAAATCTGAGAGCCCGTGTCCATCAATTTTACCAGTGACGTAAAGACTGTCTCCAGAATGTAAAATATGCCTGCCAAAAATACCATTACCTTCTGAACCACTAATTTTTCTTTTCCATTGCACTGTTCCAGATGAATCAAACTTAATGATGTTCATAAAATTTGTCCCATTACTTGTTGTTTTACCAGTAACGTAAGAATTGCCTGAGCTGTCAACCGCAAGACTTCCATCAGAGCTAGAGTTGTCTGTAAATTCACGTTCCCATTGCAAAGTGCCAGATGAGTTATATTTAATCAGACGACTATTGGCAGAGCCAGAAGCACTTACTCTTACATATACGTTTCCAGATGAATCCGCTCCAATACCTCTACCCATAGGCTCTGAACCACTTAGGGCATATGCTCTTGACCATTGAACAGCTAAAGAGCTATTTAGCTTTACGGTAACAGCGGCATCGATAGAAAATCCAGAAAAGTTATGGGCAGAAAATCCAGTAAGGTAAAAGTTACCAGAGCTATCTATTGCAAGACCTTGACTTTCGCTGTTCATTGAACTGCTACCAGTAATTCGTTTTTGAAATTGCACTACTCCGGACGTGTTATATTTTACAAGAAAATACCCACGATCTCCTGATGCTGTTTCACGGGCATGACCAAAAGCAAAAATGTTGTCATTACTATCTATAGCAATGTCGGAAAAATGAGCAACATTTGAATTAGAAATACCTATTTGTTTATGCCATTGACGCGTACCAGAATTATTATACTTAATAATCCAAGCTCCACCAAAATCAACCGCTCCGTTAACAAGTCGAAGAGGTTGATCAGCTGTAATGTAAACATTATCGTTACTATCAGTAGCTACAGCCGCAAAACGTTCAGTTATGCCAGTAAGAAAATCACTTGCTGCGTTTTTCCTTGAAAATTGATAATTACCGTCACTGTCATATTTATTAAGCATTAAACCATGCTGATTGGTCATGTTTGTGTTACTAGCTGAGGCGTACGCAGTTCCAGTCGTAAATACATTTCCAGATGAATCAGCAGCTGGTGCTTGAATTTTTGAGGGACTCTGGTTTGTTTCATATGAAATTGTAAACCAGTAGCTTTCTGCACCCCCAGCGCCAGCAGCACCGAGGGTAATTGTGTTGGTAATTGGATCCATAATTAGTTCACGTAATCAACAAGAGCTGCACCACGGTAACGTCCGCCGTTATTATCAGTTACAAATAGGAATAGGTGAGTTTTGCCCGCGGTCAAAGTTGGTGCGGTATCAGCATTAAATTTAACGCTAGCAGGCCAAGTAACAGTCCCAGATGTATGAGTTAACTCAAGAGTAAAAGAACCAACAGTACCGGTTGCAGGTGGGTTAGAGAAGGTAAACGTTGAGTTACCGTTAATAGTTTTGGTAAAATAATTACCATCACTAAGATCAATGTCAAGTGCAGTAACTACTTCTGCAACTTGTTTATAAGGTCCGTTAACTGTAAGACCACCGTTAAGTGTTTGTGCAACACTAAAGGTGTTAGTTACGTCGTTTTTAGTGGTATCAACATCATAACCTTGAACAGTTACACCGATATCTGATCCTGTTAATCCACCAGCACTAGAAGAGTCTACATAAGCTTTAGTAGCAGCATCAGTGTTAGCTGTTGGTGTAGCAAGGTTTACAATTTTATTATTTAATGCATCTAATTCACCACCAAGTTGTGGTGTTAAATCAGACAACAAATTAAAGGCAATAGAACCTTCAGGAATTGTAATAAAACCAAGTTGCTGATCTACTTCAAAAAATGGGTCATCTGTTTGATTACCACCAACACTAAATTTACCGTTTTGGTCAGTAATAGCAGTCCAGATTTTACCGTTTTCTAGTTCAATTTTTTGGTTAGCGTCAGTAGGTACACCACCATTTTCAGGCAATGCACGGTAGTCAGTACCGCTACCAACGTATTCCATAGTATGACCGCTAGAAGCAATCATTGACCTTAGGAAGAACTGCACAGCAGCCCCATCGGCAATGGCACCGTTAAGACCAAGGTTAGTGCTACGGTTGCTTGGACTAGGACGGCTAATTGTCACAGTCCATCCAGAACCATTAGCAGTAGCAGATAAGATTGGATAGGTAATACTATTCACAATCACCAACATGTTGCCAGCAGGGCGTGTAGCAGAGCCATGCCACCCAGAAGCAGCAGTAGGTGCATCAATATTAAAAGTAGTAGAACCACTACTCTTAGCACCATCTACAGTCGAAGTAAAGATTGCAGTAGTAGATTTACCGCTAGCAATTAAACCGTAACGACCAAAATCACTTGTAGATGCAGCAAGGTTTGCTTGACCACCATTAATACAAGTAATGTGAGCATGGTTAAAGAACGCATAGCTACTAGTACATTGGGTGTAACCGTTGTTAGTAACAAAGATACCAGGAGCATCTAGACCAGTATGGGTATAGCTATCGCAAACAATAGAACGCAACGGTGAATCATCATGTGGTACAGAACCGTCAACCAACAAACCACCACCAGTTGGTGCAGAATTAAGGTCACCAGCACGTCCCTTATCAGCAGTCCCTGCATAAAAAGCCAGGTTAGTATTATCAATCTCAGAATCAGAGAAGTTAGTACAGTTTTGGATGTATGGAGATTTATAGATGTAAGCGTTATTATAAAAAGCTACATTCCAACCTTGTGTAGGAGGTAAACCATAAGTAGCGTTTTCCCACAATGAACCTGATGCACCACGTGTACCGCTAGCTTTCATGCCAGTAAACGTCAGGTTTTTAAGGTACGTACCACTGTTTACCTCAAACATTGTTGTAGTTTCAGTAGCAGCAGTTGGATGGATTACACACTGACGCACAGAGGTACCAACAATAGCAACATCACGTTTTTGGATTTGAATAGGACATGCTTCTTGATACACACCAGGTGCTACTACAACAATACTACCATCACCATAGGTAGAATCACCATTAATTTGGGTAACAGCAGCTTTAATAGTTTTTTTAGGACCACTAATACGGTGACCACTGTTAGAATCATCACCAGCAGTAGAATCAACATAAACAACTTTAGGTTGATTAGTAAAGGTACCGCCAGAGGTAACCCCTAGCCAATTACTACCATTCCAAACTGACAATGTTTTATCTATATCATTTTGTATCCAAGTCTTACCGGTTTCCCAGTCAGAACCACTTGGTGTACCTGTTTGTACTAGTGTGTCAAATCTACGTGCAGCAGCCGACGCAGTAAAAATGTTTGTATCTGCAGCAGCAGGAGAACCCGCATTTTGCTCTGCATACGTAATCTTATCTGCGTCTTTAATCTTATCTAAATCTACACCATTATTACTAAGACCAACTGTAATTGTACCATCACCATCATTAGTAATAGATACACCGTCAGAGCCAGCAATATCGTTAGTGATAGCTGTGTCAATACGGTTATCAATAGCAGCAGTGCTGGCAATGGTGGTGTCATTATCAGGCCATGTTTCAGTGCTAAGGATAGTTTCACTGGCTTCATCCTGGAAACGTGCATCTAGTGCAGCAGTCGTAGCAATTTTAGCATCACTACTAACCCATGATTCTGTAGAATAAACAGTTTTGTCAAAGTTATTCCAATAATAGTTTTTCAGGTAAGCATCGACATCATCAGGAATACCAGCACAATTAGCCTCCTGAAGAGCATACCGCAATTGCTCAAAGTTTTTGTTTAGGTCATCAGAACGAATAGCTGAACCAGGGTTAAACAAAGCCCGGATGTCGTCAACTTTAGTATTCCTACGTATCTTAACGTTGTCAACAGTAGGCTCACCTGGATCAGTTGGAGCAGTAGGTGCAGGAGGCGCAGTACCAGTAAACTCTACAATAGTAGGGTTAGCATCAGTAATGCGCCACGGATAGGTGCCATCTGTCGTAAGTTTTTCGTCGTATTCTTTTGTAACCACGTTCCAAAAATAAACGTGGATTTCAGATTTAAAAATGTACGGGAAATCAAAAGAGAACTGTGTCTTTGACCCGTTTCCAGCTTGAATTGTTTGTACGTCAGAGCACGCCATGTTTTTTAATAACGAGTGTTAAGAATTGGAGAAAGACCTTGTTCAGCACGTTGTCCATTAATTTTTTTCAACTGAATACGTTGCTCAATAGCATCACGAATGTTAGAATCAAGAGCATCAAATGCAAAACCTTCGGCTTTTTTTTGTGCCTCTCTAAGCATCATATGAATTTGATCGTATTTACCAATAGGTACTTCATCTGAACCAATAAATTGACGACGCATAGTCCTCAATTCTTTAATGGTATTTCGAGCTTCAGCTGTCTTAGAAATACGTGCAATTTCTGATCTAAAGAAACCTTGGCGTCCCATTTCAGCATTTAAATTATTACGCTCTGAAGCATCTAATGTAACACCTTCACGTTTTTTAAATGCAGTAGATACATCATATTCAATATCATGTAAAAACTTTTCTTCCTTTGTCATAGCTGGATGGACTTTTACAGGAGAATAAGCGTTGTAGATACGTTGTAGCATACTATATTTGTTAGGAGCTTCACCACTAATAGGGCTAATAACAGTAGGCATACGGTTAGTTTGATCAACAAGACCAATCATTCGGTTACGGTTGCTTAACTGGCTGATAATATCATTGTTAAGATCCTTTAAACCACCGTCAAGAATCTTACCAAATTCGTTACGCATACCAGCAAGTGGACCAATAGAGTTAATTTGACCAGCAACAAAACGATTAGCAGCAAATTTATTACCACTTAATACTTCGGTTAAAGTACGGATTGCAGACAGACCACCTGCTTCACCAACTGATGCACCAACAATAAATGCTAGCTTTTCAAATGCATTTTGAGTAGCTGCTTCACCAAGCATGTCAAAATTATCAGACACGTTAGCTACAGCTGCAACCCAATTAGCTAGACCAGGTCCAAGTAATTTTTCATACTCAAATCTAGTACCATCAGGTCCAATTACTGAACGAGGTTTAAAATTACTATTTTTCATTCGGGCAGTGTTAAGTTGACGGTCAACAGAACCATCACCAGTTACGCTAAACAAACCATCACCAAACAATTTATCTTTAACAACACTACCA